CTATCCACATTTAGAACTGATGATCCACCTGTCGGGTTTATAGTATCCAATATCGCAGAATTTGCTGAGGCTTGGTATAATGGGATAGACCCCAATAAACCAGTAGCGTCTTAGTATTATAAATAATTAGCGAGGGCTATAGAGGTAATATTCTGAAAGAAGATTCTCAGAACCTTTTGGGATATTTCTCTCCCCTCATTAATTGTCATACCCCCCTATAAAATCTAAAAAGTTAATAGAGACCTATTAGAATGTTACGATTCAAAGAATACATCAACGAAGCACGAATATACGAACCAAAATATGTTGCGGGCGATCCCTTTACGTTAAATCATAGAACTCCGAATGCTGTACATAAGGCATTGAAGGGTGGTAATTATCAGCCCGGGTCAGTATTTACAAAATCTATCGAAGAACCAACAATTGTCTATGGAAAAGGTAATACTTCTGTGACGCTGGAAGACGAAAAAGGTAATATTATAAAAGTTTCTGGCACCAAATCTTCACTTAATGCAGCATTTAATAAAGGAGATGGTAAAGGCGGCGGTACAATGCAGGCTGCGGATTGGGAAGAAGTTATTACAATTGCTCACAATATGAGTCTTGATGACCAAACAACTATTGATGAGGCAGCAACATCTGGTGATATTAAGCTACCTATCAAACCCAAAATACTATCTAAAATAAATGGTAAAGTTAATCATGGAAAAAATATTGTAGATAAAGTAAAATTACCAGAAAAAATAATGAAACATTATGGTAGAGGAACAGGGACACCATCAACTCTCTGGAAAGAAACTTTTAAAGAAGCGGACATAAAAATGAATCCTAAGTCGATGACTCCAAAAACAGATATCTATATTGGTGATATGAGAATTTCATTAAAACAGGCTGGTGGTTCTCAGTTAATGAGTGGATATAAGGGCGATACAATGGGGGTTTTAACAGCAGCTTATAATAAAGCAATGAAGGATAAAAAAGTAGATACTTCAGGATTAAAAAAGTCTTTTGATTTTATGTATAACGATGTAAAAGATAATTTTTCAAAATCACAAGATGTTGGTGCTGGTTCTAAAGAAATTGCAGCAAAAGTGAAAGCAGGAAAAACATTAGATGATATAGAAAAGGCGGTAATGGAAACGGTTCGCAAGGGTCAAGGTGTACAGAATCATATTCGGTGGATACTATCTGAACATCCAGCAGTAAAATATTATGCTATAGAAGAAGCTATGACAGGAAATATGAAATTTTCTGATAAAACTTCTAAATCAAATTATTTAATGGTATTTTCTCCTGGCGCAGAAGGAACTCATATAGATAAAATCGATGATAAAATAATTAATTCCTATGTTTCTATCACAACTTTTTCAGTTGGAATTAAATCTGCGGGTGGGCGAGGCGCACTTTCATTACGAGGTATTGTAAAAGATGAATATGAACCCACGACAACAATGAAACAAATTATTTCAGAAGCATGGGATGAAATAGGGGAAGACAGAATATATTTATCTGAAGGGTTGTGGGATAAAGTAAAAGATACAGCTAAAAGGGGCTTGGATTGGGCAAAAGAAAAAGCACTTAAAGTACTAAAAATGCTTTGGGATAAAATTGTTAATAAAATTCTCACACTACTACAAAATGGTTTTGAATGGATTAAGAAAATTTTTGGATGGCAACCAGTATTAAAATCAGTATCTAATCCGTATTTTGTATAATGCTACGATTCAAACAATATCTCGCTGAGGCGAAAGAAGGAAAGAACCTTCATCTTGAACATCTAGAGGATGAGGTGTTGAATAATGGCATGGAAGGAACACGAGCAGCAATCAACTTCCTTCAGTCATTGAGAGATATGCTTGCTGGTAACACAAAGAGTAGTGTCAATGTGTCTGTCAAGTGGGATGGCGCCCCTGCTATCTTTGCTGGTATCAATCCAGAAAATGGAAAGTTCTTTGTGGGAACTAAGGGCGTATTCAACGTGACCCCAAAAATCAACTACACAGATGCTGACATTGATGCTAACCACTCTTCTGCTGGGTTGAACTCAAAATTGAAAGTGGCACTCAAGTATCTCCCAAAATTGGGAATCACCGATGTTCTACAAGGTGATATGTTATTCACGAAAGAAGATTTGAAGACAGAGAAGATAGACGGAAAATCTTATACAACGTTTCAACCTAACACGATTCTCTACGCAGTACCAACTGATAGTTCCGCTAAGATCCTCAAAGCAAAAATGGGAATCGTCTGGCACACCACCTACACAGGAAAAAAACTTGAAGACATGAAAGCCTCTTTCGGTGCTAGTGTAAGTTCGTTGACAAAGACAAGTGATGTCTGGTTTTCCGATGCAAACTATGAAGACAAATCTGGAACAATCAATTTCAATAAATCAGAAACAGACAACATCACAAGTGTATTGTCAAAGGCCGGTAGAACTTTCCAAACTCTTGATTCTGGTTTTATGAAAAATCTACTTTCTAAAAAGGATATTCTACTTCTCATCAAGACGTATAGCAATGTGAAGGTGAGAGCAGGAGAAGAAATCACCAATACTTCTAAACACGTTGATGACATCATTGAGTATGTCAACGTCAAAATTCAGAAAGATGTTGATAAGGTCAAGACTCAATCCTCAAAAGATAAGAAAACTAAATATAAAGAAGAGATAATGAAATATCTTTTGGTCAACAAAAGCCAACTCAAAAAGATATTTGATATGCAGAATTTATTGATACAATCCAAAACTCTTGTAATCCGAAAATTAGAAAAAGCTAAAGGTGCGATGGGTACGTTCATTCGTACCGATAATGGATTTCGTGTCACTGCTCCAGAAGGATTTGTTGCAATAGACAATAGTGGAAAGGCAGTCAAGTTGGTTGACCGATTAGAATTTTCACGAGCAAACTTCACTGCTGCTAAGGCGTGGGATAAGTGAAAAGATAATTATGAAAACAACAATAATCAAATCACCAGAGATTATAGCAGAAGTAAAAGAAAAAAAAGAAGAGAAGTATAGAGTAGTCATTTTAACTGTAAGTCCTTCTGAATCAGAAAAAGTAAAGGTGTATCATACTTCTAGAGTCATAGAAGAAACAGCAAAAAAATTAGGTATAGATGTTTACTTACTTTTTCTGAATGGTGCTTATCTCAAAAGAAGTGAAGATGGTGGTAGAACAATACACAATGAAGATGATGAAGAAGGTTTTGCTGTCTCTTACAAGGATACGATAGCAATAGTTAGAGGTGGTGTAAATCGTAAGGAAGTCTTCAAGGATTTACTTTCTCAGTTAGAAAATGCTGGAATAGCAACTATCAACTCAAGAGATTGTATAGAGATATGTTCTGACAAATACAGAACGTCATTGATGTTAGCAGATGCTGGATTGAGAACACCAGTTACAGTTTTAGTTCCAAACGAAAAGGGAGGAAGTCTCGCATTTGAAAAATTAGGTTCTGACTACCCTGTCATACTGAAAACAAATACGGGCACAAAAGGTGTAGGTGTATTATTCGTAGAGTCTGAACGTGGATTAGAAAGCATGGTTCAGTTACTTTACAAACTAGATGAGAACATTGCTCTGTTGTTACAATCTTACATAAAGACTAAGTTTGATGTGAGAGTGATGATAATCAACAATAAGATTATTGGAGCGATGCAACGAAATGTGGTAGAGGGTGATTTCCGTTCAAATTATTCTCAGGGAGCAACGATTGAAGAATATGAGTTATCAGATATTGAAAGAGAAAATTGTATTCGTGCTGCTAAGATTGTTGGTGGTAGTTGGGTTGGTGTGGATTTTATTCCAGCAGAAGATAACGAAAAAGACCAACCGTATATCCTAGAAGTCAACAGTTCGCCAGGAACAAAAGGATTTCAAGAAGCAACTAAAATTGATACCATAAAGAACTTGTTGGAGATATACAAAGACAAATCCAACTGGTGGAATCAACCAACTCTTTGTGGAGTATGGGAAACGTTTGAACACGAAATCTTTGGCAATCTTATAGGAAAAATGGATACGGGCAATAGTTCCGAAACTTCAGTTATTCATGCCGATGAGATTGAGGTGAAAGATAAAAATGTTATCTGGTCATTGAACGGTAAGAAGGTCAAATCAAAACTTGTCAAGATGAAAGACATAAAGTTGGGTGGATTTCGTAACAGAGAAGAGACTAGACCAGTAGTTGAAATAGAAATCAAGTTTCAACAAACTAAACACAAATATTTGTTTACATTAGATGATAGAGGTGGAAAGACACCGTTGTTAATGAACAGACATTTCATGACAGAATTGAATCTTGCGGTAGACCCATCAAGAAAGTTTATTCTAACAGAGAAAATAGATGAATAAAACATATCAACAATTTCTAAAAGAAAACTCCGGCAAGACGGCAGTATATACTTTTGGGAGATTCAATCCACCTACGATTGGTCACGAAAAGTTGTTGAGAGTTATTCAGACAACTTCATCTAATGAGGGCGGTGACTATTTCATTTACACAAGTCATTCACAAGACTCAAAAAAGAATCCACTTACGCACAAACAAACCATCCATTTTCTTAAACTCATTTTTCCTAAACATCGCCCATACGTTGAAGACTCTTTAGCAAAAACCGCACTACACGCTGCTTCAGATATATACGATAAGGGAGGATACACAAAATTGATGATGGTTGTTGGGAGTGATAGAGTGAGAGACTTTTCGGCTTTGTTGAATCGATACAATGACAGTAAATCAAAACACGGATACTATAATTTTGATTCGATAGAAGTGGTTTCAGCAGGAGAACGTGACCCCGATGCAGAAGGTGCGGAGGGAATGTCTGCTTCTAAGATGAGACAAGCAGTTGTTGATGGTGATTATGATACTTTCAAAATGGGAGTCCCGGCTGGTACTTCTGATTCGATTTGTTTGAATCTCTATAATGCAGTTGCAAAAGGATTAAGACTCAAACTCAAAGAAGATTTGGGGTTAGACGATTTGGATGAACTATTGAATCCCGCTCAATTGAGAAAATTATCATTGAGAATGAAGATTCAAGCAAAGAAGCCTGGGTTTATTAGGAAACGACAAATAGCAATGAAGAAAGCTGCAGGTCAAGCCACGATTCTCAAACGTTCAAGAAAAGCTGCGGTTCAAGCAGTTGTTAAAAAGTTCTTTCCAAAATTACAAAGTAAAGATAAGTCAGAACTTTCTTATTCCGAAAGAGGACAAATATCAAAATTGGTTCAAAAGAAATCAGCTGTTATTGGTAAGATTGCGAAAAAATTAGTCAACGTTAAACGTAAACAAGATGTGGAACGTAGAAAATCTATGGCAGCATCTAACGAGGAAAAAGAAAATGTGTAACAACGAAGAATGTAAATGTAAAAATTGTACTTGCGATCCTTGCGAGTGTTCAGAAGAATCACCTTGTGGATGTGAATTATAGAAAGGAAAATGTGGCTGAATATATCAACGAAGAACCCTGTGAATTTATTTACAATGTAACTGCAATAGAAAAAGTTGTAGATGGTGACACTATTGATGCAGTAATCGACTTAGGTTTCGATGTACGGTATTGTGGAAGAGTTCGCTTGTTAGGAATTGACACACCAGAATCCAGAACAAGGCACAAGAACGAAAAAATCTATGGTAAGTTAGCATCCGCAGCTCTCAAATCGTGGTTACATTGGGCAACCATAGATGACCGAGATGATATTGAGATTCAAGTCCGTTGTCCAGAAGCAGACAGTCGTGGTAAGTTCGGTAGGATACTTGGTGAGATTTGGATTAACTGTACAGAAGAAGGCAACGAATTCAACGGATGGACAAACATAAACAAATGGATGTGCGAGAGTGGTTTCGCAGTTGGTTATACTGGTCAAAACAAAGCTGATGTCAAAGATGAACATTGGAAAAATCGTCTACTTTTAAAAGAACAGGGAGTTCACGAATTGTTAGAATGGGATGAAGACTGATGGCATATTCAGATAAAGTTTTAGAGCATTATGAAAATCCAAAAAACGTGGGGTCGTTAGACTCTAGTAAAGGTAATGTCGGGAGTGGCCTAGTCGGCGCTCCCGAATGTTAAGTGGGGATGTAATGAAACTCCAAATCCAAGTTAATGAGGAAAGTGGAGTTATAGAGAATGCTGTATTCAAAACCTTTGGGTGTGGAAGTGCTATCGCTTCCAGTAGTCTCGCTACAGAATGGATAAGAGGAAAAACAATTGAAGAAGCTGGTAAGCTACAAAATACACAAATAGTAGAAGAACTTTCACTACCACCAGTTAAAATTCATTGCAGTATTTTAGCCGAAAATTCAATCAAAGCCGCAATCAGTGATTATAAAAGTAAACACACTAACAATCATCAAGGATAAGTAACATGGATATTTTGAATAAAATTATACAGTACGCGAAAAACCTATTTGGTAACCGAGAAGAAATCATCGAAGCAACCACAGAGGTCGTAGACACAGCAGAAAAAGTTGTAGACACTGCAAAGAAAGTCAAAAAAACTGTGAAGAAAGCAAAGGGTCTTGTCGTCAAAAAGAAAGCTAAAAAGGAAAAGAAAAAATGAAAACATTTAAAAAATATAGTTTCGACGATAAACTTGACAAAGCAGTTAGTGATGAAATCATAAAACGAAAATTCGCAAGATTTCCAATAAATGCTACTGATGACATAGGAATGAGACTACCACCTAACAAACCAGCATTCACATTTCCTTCCCCAAATAGTGATATGAAGATTCAAGTGTTTCTTAGAAAGATGACTCCAAGTAAAGGACAACCAAAAGGAATGATGGCATTTAATTATCAGTTCGAGGACAAATAAAATGAAAAAATTTAACGAGTATTCTTCCTTTGAGGATAAAATACTTGCTACGTTGAAAAGGAGTCCGTCTGACCTAACGACACTTTCTCATAAACTTAAAATGGATATTATGCCAGTCAGTTCTATGTTGGAACATCTCAAGGTCTATGATAAAGTTGAGATGCACAAAGAGAAGTGGCAAATTAAACGAAAGAAAAACTCAATTGGATAAAATTTCTCAATTGAGAAAAACTGAATTGGATAAAATGTCTTACTCGCGATGGTTAAATTCTAAATTTTACACCTATTGGCACGTTACTTCTGTATATGATAAAGGTGATGAAATTTTTATGTGTCATACTGATATTCAAAGATGTCACGGATTCACTTACACCGAATGTAAAAAGTTTATCGATGACTCTGTTTCAGTAAAGGGAAGAATCAACGAAATAGATGACGATGAACAAGCAGAAGAATTACAAGGTTATATGAAACAATTTATAGAAGATGTTGATAAAGAATATCAACCAAATCAAGAGTAAACATGAAAACATTTTCACAGTATCTAGAAGAAGCAAATTCCAAGTATATTGTTTCCAAAAACCCGAGCGACAAGAAATGGTATGTAATGGGTCATGTGGGGAACAACAAATGGATGCCAGTTTCTAATGGATTTAAAAATAAAGCCCAGGCTCAGAAGTGGGCAAAGAGTCAAGACAAGGTGGACATTGCTGCTCGTGGAGAAATAAGTGATGCATAAGATGAAAACGTTTAAACAATTTTCAGAAGACATTTCCAAAAGTGACCTAGACCAGATTGAGAAATATGCAGACAAACTTTTCTTATCTGTTGGAATTGATATTGAGTTCACTCGACATTTTCTTGATAGAGTCAATGATAGTAGAAACAAAAAACCAATCACCTCTGCAGAACTTATTCGGTTGTTTCGATTGACTTACAAAAAATACGGAAAGAAAATCCCAAAGATGGGAGCGGATGCTCAAGCAGTAATACACGATATGGAAACGGATGTCAATATGCCATTTGTTCTGAATCTTGATAAGAGTGGAATGTTAGACCTTGTTGCTAAAACAGTAATGAGAAAGAAAGATTTTAAAACATCGAACCAGAAGTTAAACGTATGAAAACCTTTTTAGAATACACCAGAGACTATAAAGCAGAGTACAAGAAATTTCAATCTTCTCCTGAGCGAATCAAGTATCGTGCGGAGTTGGTCAAGTATAATCGTGACAAGGGAACTTACGGTAATGGTGATGGTAAAGATGCTTCTCATAAAGATGGAAAAATTGTTGGTTTTGAAGACCAATCCAAAAATAGAGGTAGAGCAGAAGCAAGTAGACTAAAAGGTTCAAAAAGAAAAGTAGTAGATGAACGAGAGATGACATCGGTTCAACAAATTGCTCAAATGCAAAACTATTGGAAAAATCTTAAACCTCTAAGTACTGGCACTAAAAAATCAGCAGATGATGCGAAAAGGAAATCATTGGAAAAAAAGTTTGGTATTCAGGATATTAAATTAGATAGAGATGGAAAGATAATATCATATAAAACCGATAGAGGTAAATTGGTTGCGGGTGATGGAGCAAATAACTAAAATGAAAAGATTCAAAGAATACCTGAACGAAGTTAGATTTCAAAAAGTTACAGTAAAAGATAAGAGCGGTAAGTCTCACACTCAACAAACGAGAATTAGACCAGACACTACTCACGTTGCAATATTGCATTATGATGATATACCAGCAACTGATTTGTCATCTGCTGTTATAGCACATACTGATCTTTCTTTTGGTTCTATTGATAGTTTAGACAAAATAATAGTTCATGCAAAGAAAAAATTTGACCTAAAAAAAGTAGAAATTCAAAAATTAGATAAGAAATACCTATGAAAAGATTCAAAGAATATCTAAAAGAAGCTAGAGGAACAAGTCTATCTGGTTTGTTGTTTCTTCCAAGAATCGGTTACTATGACCAACTGATGATTCCTATATCTTCATCTATGTTCAAAAGAATATGGCCAGATACACTACGAGCTACAGTATTTCATACAACGGATGGAGATGGTGTTAGGAATATAG